AACCGCGCCAAGGACGTAGCCGCGCCGCGACCCCTGATCCGGGCTTCAAGATTGTTGGGGTTCGCCGACTGTGCCACCGTCAGGCGGCCCGTGGACGGCTTCAGGTATCCGGCAGGGAAGTTCACTTGATCGTGTATGTCGTCTGCGATCTTGGCGCGCCCGTGGGTCGCAGTCCTGTTGATCGCTTGGGCTGCCTTGACGCGCCGGACCTGCGGGTCCAGTCCCGGGATGTTGGTGAGTTCGTCGAGTCCTTCGATGAAGACTCCCCACGTCGAGGACGCCATTACAAGTCCTCCGGTGTCGTCTTCCCGCCGAGTTCATCTTCGGACATGCGCGAGACCTTCACAGACTGCGTGATGCCGTCCACCGGGTCCAGCGTGTCGAGGTAGTAGCCTTCCGCGGCCGAGAGGATAACCATCTCTGCGCGCGCGGGCTGGTGTTCTGCGATCAAGAAGATCAGGGACGATACAGGCTCTTGGACCTCTGCGTAGGACAGGTTCGTCCCGGAGAGGTCCCCAACAGCCTTGATGTCCGTCGTGCGACGAACGTGGACAAGCCCGACGAGAACGCCCGACTTGTCATACAGGACGGCAGGGCGCTTCATCGTATCGTGAAGCCCCTGCCGCGCCCGGTTCTGGATGTCGGCGATGCCCATCAGACCAGATCGGTTCCGTCGCCGCCTTCGCCGCCTTCGCCGCCTTCGGGGCCTTCGGGGCCTTCGCCAGCTTCCGCTGCGATAATGGCTGCCCGGAGATCGTCCACCTTGGCCGACGTGTCGACTTCCAGTTCATTTTCTTCGGCGTAGGCGACCAGTTCGGCTTTCTTCATTTTGGAAACATCTGTCCCCGCCTGATCGTCGTCGTCATCGTCGACGGGGGCTGCGGCTGCTGCCGGATACACGCCGGAGGTCAGTTCTTTGAACTGCTCTTTGTCGGACGCATTGAAAATCGTGCCGGGCTTCAGTTCTTCGACCACGGGCGCTACGGCTTTGATGCCTTTGCTCGGGTCTGCTGCGGTGCCGGGTTTCTTGGTGCGTTGGACCACGTTGATCGCACGGAGGCGTAGGTTAGCCATTGGAAATCTCCTATTGATGGCGTTGCTGGGGTTCGGAGCAAAAAGCCCGGAGGGGTCGCCTCCGGGCCTCTCTTAGTGGGTTACACCACGGTCTTGCGGAAGGTGTTGTTCGTGCCGACCGGAACCATCAGCGGAGCCGATTGGGTCATCACGAATGTCGCCGACGGGTCTTCCTCGTCCCACATCTTCGAGAACATCGGGTAGGGTTGCCAGCCCGCCTTCTTGTCCTGAACGGAACCGAAGCAGCGAACGCCGTTGACGGATGGCCCGGTGAGGACCACATCCTTCGGAGACATGAACGGAACAACGGAACCGGCCGGGTCTTGGTAGTAGTCCGAATAGACCACGATCTCGGTCGTGCCGTTGATCTTGCCGACGCGCTCGACTTCCAGACCTTCCATGACCCCAAGGTTCATTTCCAGACCGTTGTTCGAGTTGCGGAAGTCCAACTTCAGGAGTTCACGAAGTTCGTCGTCCTGACGCATGACCTCCCAAGCATCGGTGCCGACAGTCAGACGATTGGTCGCGCCGCCGAACTTGGCGTCACGAACAGTCTTCTTCATTCCTTCGATGTCCGACAAGATGGACACGCCAGCCTGACCCCAACGGTTCGACCCGGTGAGGGTTACGTCGTGGCCTGCGGCCCGCTCAAAGTCCACAACCGTCCGGGGGTAGTCGTCGCTTTCCAGCGTGACCTTGCCGTAGATCGTGGCTTGGGCTGCAAGCCATTCCCAGCGGCGCTCGATGGCCTCGCGGTGCTGGCGAAGGATGTCACCGATGATCGCGTTGTAGCGAGACTGCGGGGACATGGGCGCTGCGCCCGGCGTCAGTTCGCCAAAGCCTGCAACACGCTTGATGACGTGCGTTGCAGAAACGGCGTCCTTCGGCTTGACGTAGGCGGGTTTGACGCGCTGGACCTGCTCGGCAGCCGAGTAGATCGGTTTGCCTTGTGTAGTCGGGACGACCAGAGGGGCGATCTTGCGATTCTCGGTGATCCGAGAGAAGTCGATGTATTCGTCATCGAATTGGATTTCCGAGCCGTAGAAGCCCAGCCAGTAGTTCGATGGCGATTCCATCTCGCGCATGACCGCACCAAGGGTCGCCGTGTCGTGGAGAGTATTTTGGATCGACATGGTTTCTTTTCCTTGTTGCGGCGATCAGAGAATCTGATCGGAGTTGTAGTCACGTTTGCTGACAAAGATCGTCGGCGAAACGGAACCCTCAAAGGCAGCGGCCTTCTTGGCGTCGGTATCGTAGCTGGCGTCCCAAACGAGGGCGTCCATGCTCCAATGGCCTTCCCGGTAGACAGCGAAGGTCGCGGTCTCGCCGTCGGGGATCGAAACAGGTTGCGCCGCGATATAGTTCGCGCAGCCAGCATCCCGCGTGGCGTTATAGACAGCCAGAGCGCCCCCGGTGGACGACAACACGGAATAGAGATCGAGCGAGATGTCTGTGCCGGATGCCGTGACCGTAATGTTGGTCGGGGTGGGAACGCCTTCGCCGAAGCGTGGTTCGTCCATATTACCGAAGGTTTCGGACTTGAACTCCGCAACACCCGGTTTGCCCATCGGGACTTTTGTGTCAACAGCCATTGTGTTCTCCTATTGACTTTAGGTTATGTGGGTTGCCCCACGTTCCGTGCGAACCGGGAGGTTACGCGCGCTTTTTGCCGGCGCCTGTAAGGGCTTGGAAGTCGGCGATGATGGAGTCGGCGCTGTTGGCTTCTTCGCCGCTTGCGCTCTCTGCGGTTGCCCCGACATTCGGATGACCGTCAGCGTCCATCGTCGCGCCGAAGGGCGTGGCGGTTGCTTCCGGTGCATCTGCTTTGGGGGCTTCAGCCGTCGCTTTGGCTTCTTCCGGCAGGTCCGCCAAGAAGGCCGTGGCCTGCTCGACAGTCATGTCGGTGTTCAGCACGGCGGACAGGGCTGCCTTCGGGCGAGCCTTACCTGCGTCTGAACCGAGGATCGCAGTTGCGCGTTCCTTTTCAGCCTGACGGCCAGCGGTCTCACCCGAAGTCGTGGCGGTAGCCACGTCTGCGTCGTAGGTCGCCTTTGCCACAGTATCGTCTTGAGTGGCCTCGGCCACGGTGGTTTTTGGTTTCGTGGTCATTTGAATATCCTCTTCTTCAGCCACTTCTTCAGTAAACGCGATCATCTCATCATCGAGAGCGCCGATCCGATCTGCGAACCCGATCTCGATGGAGTCCTCTGCATCGTATGTCAATGCTTCAGTCCCTTTGATGGCATCTTCGTCCATGCCGCGATTGCGCGCAACCGTGGATGTGAAGACGCCATAAATCTTATCCACTCTTGCCTGAATACGCTGTTTCACGGCGTCAGGCAACTTCTCATAGGAATTGCCGTCGACCTTGTGCTTCCCGGCGTGGATGAGAGTCACTTCGACGCCCATGCGATCCATCGCCTTTTCGGCGTTAATGTGCATGGTCACAACGCCGACCGAACCCGTGCCACCGGAGCGGGTTACGGTGATCTCGTCCCCGACCGAGGCGAGGGCGTAAGCTGCGGAATAGGCGTGATCTGCGGCGAAAGAGCGAATCGGTTTGGTCCCACGCATGTCATGCAGCTTGTCGACCAACTCAAAGCAACCCGCTACTTCGCCGCCGACAGAGTCGATAACCAGTGCAATGGCCCGGACTTCCGGGTCTTCCATACCGCGCATGACGGCCCGTTCGATGTAGTCATAGCCCGTGGCCCAGCGGCCAAGCTGGTATGGGAAGCGGTTCAGGAGCGTCCCTTGGACCGGAACCTGCAAGACGCCTTTGACGACCACATAGGGCCGCAGCATCGAGCGCCAGTCGTCCTCGGCCCAGAACTCGTCATCGTCAACCGACGCGACCGTGTTCATGTCTGCGGTCATGGCCTCCGAATGTTCGTGGGCCAGAACGAAGTCGATGCTCGCCTTGAAGAACGTCGCGCCGTCTTGGGAAACCAAGAGCGGGCGAGCGTCGAAGCTGGCGAGGAAGGGCTGCGCGTTACTCTGCATTTGTGTCATCGTCTTTGGTCCCTTCATCTTCCGCGTCGACTTCGCGAGTCGTGCCGGAGGCTGCGTTTACCGAATTGTCCTCGAACAGTTCGATGTTGCGGTCGTCCCGCTCTTTGGCCTCGCGTTCGAGTTGGGCATACACCTTGCGGTAGTCCTTGCCAAGACGGGCCAGTTCGTCCTCGTGAGTGGACAAGCCATACTTGATCCGCAGAACGGCAGCCTGTGTCTCTTTGAGTTCGTCGATCTGGCCGCGAGCAGCCCCGATCCACTCCCCGGCGCACAGGGCGTCGAACATCATGTTCAGTCCGCCGTTGGTGTAGAGCATCCCGGCCATCGTTGCTGGGAAGGACTTCAAACGATTGGCGTTGATCGCTTCTTCCAGCCACAGACGGAAGATCGCGTTCGCCATCTCATCGGCGACCAGTTTCTTCCGGCTCTGCATGAACCGCCACGTCGAGGCCATCGCCGCACGGGCGGACGAATAGTTGGTCTTGGTGAAGTCCCGAGACAGTTCCTCGTAGGAGATGTTCAGGGACGACGCGATGTAGCGAAGCAGCCCGGTCTCAAACTCTTGGCCCACGCCACCGGGGTTTCCGGCAGGGTGCAGCTTGAACTTAGTTCCGGGAAACATGTGCGGCACTCTCACGCCGTCCATTTTCATGTGCTTGGACGAGCCAACGTATTCGCTGACTGCGCCCAGATACTTCTCTGCGTAATCTGCAACCGACTGGCCGGCATTGCCGGAGCCGAGTTGCTGGTAGACAGCTTCCGGGGGCAGGTCCGACTCGATGGACGCAGCATACATCGCGTTCACCACGGCGTTCTGAAGCGTCACATCCCGGAACTTCTGGGTGATGTGGATTTCCTTCAGGGCCGACACGATGTCCGAGACCGCACGGGTCTGGTCCACGCGCATTTGCTCGCGGATGTAGATGACCTGCTTGCGACCCCAAGGCTTCTCGGCCTTGACCTCTTTGTAAGAATTATACGCCGTGGTCGACAGCATGAGCACCCGGTAGTCGCTGGGATGGTCGACCCGGATGAAATACGACAGGTGCTTGCCGCGCGTGTTGTGTTTGATGCCGCCTCGGACGAGCGGGTTCGCCATCGCGGAGTCAGGCTGCGTCAGGCGATCCGTGTCGATCATCTGGATCGCCGTCTTGAAGTCCCGGCCCTTCTCGTTGATCCATTCCACCGTAGCGAGTGATTCCCCCGCGAAGGTGTAGACCCCGACGGTCAGCCGGATCAGGCTCGTGAAGGTGTTCTGGCCGGAAGCGTCGACCCACTTGCGCGGGGACTCTGCCCAGATCGTAAACAGGGCTTCAACTTCTTTCTGAAACTCGGTCGCCCAATCTTCGTCCAGCCCGAGGGCTTCCGTGTTGGGCTTGGAGTTGAGGGCATACATGGCCCCAACGATGCCGTCTTTGTGGATTGTGGCTCCGCCTTGGACATAGGCGTCATTGCGGCCCACGTCGCGCGCCCGTGAGTCCACCAGCCCCTTGACCGGGAGCAGGTCCGCGTCCGCAGATTGCAGGGGCGGAGACCATGAAGCGATGCCCTTGTCGAAGCGCGCCGCGCCGTCATATGCGCCGCCAAAGGCCATGTCGCGCTGCGGGGTCCCGACCAGTGCGTCGATCTCGGCCAGTTCGTTTGGGTCAATTACAGTAGCTTTCATATCAAAACCAGACCTTCATGGGACCCGAGATCGACACTTTGCCGAGGGCCAGTTTCATTTGCTGGATGTAGGCCCGAAGACGATCCACACTGCCCGCCTGATACTCGACGCGCTCGCCGTTCTGATCCACATAGACCTTGGCTTGTTGTCCGGTCATAATCAGGTGGTAGGCGTTCTCTGCGTCAGTCAGGCGCGAGGTCATTAGGGTCTTTTCATCTTCTGTCAGGGCCATGATACTCACGCTAAATTTTCTGCCAATTTTGATAGACCATAACTCGACTTCTTTTCAGAGTCGAACGGTTTGGACTTCTCCCGAGGATCGTAGACCATATCGTTCAGGTCCCATTCCTCGGCCCAGCCCGGCGGGTCATCCCACTTGATATGGTCAAAAGCGATCTGGGGCAACAGGCATGTCGCCAAGTGGTAGGCCATGAGGTCCCAGCTTTCGTTCCGGTGCCGGAGCGGGTTGATCCACCCCTTAGAGGCGTCTTTGACCTCTACGGTCATCTCGATATAGAAGTCATCCGACAGCCAATTCGGGAACATCCAACGCCCGCCGGGATCGAGGCGATCCAGCATATTGTTAAGAGAATCCTTGATGTCGTGCGTGTTGATGAACATCACAGGGATTTCACCGCGCGCCCCGGCCATGCGATCCTTGCGTTGGGAGTCCGGGAACGTGACGTTGACCCGTGGGGCCGTGCGAGACGAGGCCCCTTTCAAGAGCAGGAAACGGCCTGCGTATTCAGAAAACCACTCGTATTCGCCTTGCTCATTGCTGGTGTCGATGTCGTCGGTTTCCCCGTGGCGGAGCCAACGAACATAGTCGTAAGCGTTTGATGTCACACCAGCTTTACCACCGGAGTCGCATACCGTGAACCTGATCCCCATCATCCGGCCAGAGCCATCGCCGAGAGGGTAGGTCTTGCCGAGGACTTCCTCGCCGAGCAGCTTCCAGTCCTCCGCATGGGAGCCGGGGTTGATCCAATACCGCTCGCCGTCGGGGTCGAGCCGCTTGGACTTGCGGATGTCGAAACGGTCGATGACGATCCGGTCACTGTTGGAGTAGACGCCTGTGACCTGCACCACGAAGCGGTTCTTTTGCACGTCGATTGCTGCGGTCATAAACCGAACACCCGGCGGAACCGTGCGGTGGCCGTAATCCTTGGCCCGTGCCTTCAGGGTCTCCGGCGCGCGATCCGAAGAAAGCATCTTGGGGATGTAGGGCGTCCCTTGGTCGGTGTTTACCGTGGCCTTCAGCGCTTTCTCGGAGCCTGTTGATTCGTATTCCCGCTCGGCGGACAGGTGCTTGAACACCAATTTATCCCACGTCGAGAACGTCGCGGCCACGCCTTTAAGCCAGAACGAAGCGATGTCCGAGCGCGTCGGAACCCCGTGCATCTCGCCGTTGGGCATCCAATGCTGGCCGTCCCGGACCCAACGCCCGGCGATGTTCATCTCGCGCTTGGACGGATGCCCTGTGCCTGTGTCGTGCGCGTAAATCTGATTGCAGTGGGGGCAGCGCAAGACGGCGTTCTCGGAACACTCTTTGAGGTCTTCCGAATCAGGCCAGTGCAGGAGCGAGAAGTCTGGTTCAAACGGGTTCTCGCACTTCACGCAGCGCCAATACCAGCGCCGACGGTCGCCCTTGTTGTAGAGCGCCAAAATCCCCGGCGTGGGCATCGCCTCGTGCCGGGTCTTCAGGATGTGCTTGGGGTTCTCGACCTCGAAGCCGGGGGAGGATTCTGCCACGGTCATACCGAAGCGGCGATAGGTGTTCGTCCGGGCTTGGGCCAAGTCGAAACCCGAGCCTTCGCCGTCCACGTCCTCGAAAGCCCCGCCACGGTCGTAGTCGGTGATCCACATGCGCGGGATCGGGCGGCCCGACAGGACTTTGACCGACGGCCAACCCAACGAGAGCATCATGCCGGACGTGTATTGCTTATCGAACACGTTGTCCTCGGCGGTGCCGACCAGCATCTCCCCGATCAGCGGAGACTGCCTGTGCAGGCGGTCGACCCGGCGGATCGAGAAGTCGCGGGCCGTGTCTTTGCCCGTCTGGACCAGCATCATATCCGCCGGGTCATTCTTGACCGCGTAGGCGAGCCAGTTGGAGAACATATCGGTCTTGCCGCACTGCGACGGACCAACAAAGGCCATGCTTGTGAACTCGGTCGACGTGAGGATGTCCATCGGCTCGACGAGGTATGGCGTCGTGTCGTTCTTCCACGGGCCAACGTAGGAGCCGGGGCTGTTGATCTCGCGGTATCTCTCCGCAGCCTGTGATACCGTCATCCGCTCGGGAGGTCTCGCCGCAGCCGCAGACTGGACGATGATCGCTTCGAGCGTGTTAGATGAGTGCATCGGCTTCTGGGTCATCATATTCATCTGCTGCCTCTACCACGGTGTTCTCGACGCGGAAGCCCGCGTGGATGTCCGCTTCTCTGATTGTTTCTTCGTATTCATCTGATTGTGGGCCGGACGACTGCTCCTGCATTTGCCGCACGAGGGTATCGTAGATTTCCCCCTGCAACTTGTCGCCCATGCGAACGAGGATTTCCTGCTGCGCCTCGGACAGCCCGGCCTCCCCGCGCACCGTATCCGGCCATAGCTGGATCGTGAACTTCAGGGTTTGGAATGTGTCCCCGAGGACTTCCCGGACCTTGACCGTGCGCCACAGGTCGCCCGCGTTTTCCTGCCACTTCTGCTCCGCCAGTTTGGCAGCCCAAAACGTCTGCTGCATAGACGGGGGCAGGTCGCCCTTCTTGATCGAGCGCATGAAGTCCGCGTGGCTGATCTTCGGAGGAATCAGGTAGGCCGCAGCTTCCTTCAGATCATACTTGCGGCCTTGGATACCCCGCCCGGTCATCTTGCCGGGGTTCACGGGCGCACAGTCCGCGAGGCGGCGCTTCACGTCCTTGGGGTCGATCTTAAACACCGACGCCAGCCAGCCCACGGTCACGCCGCCCAGAGCGTCGTCTGAAGCGATCTCGGCGTTCGGCGTGTTCTGCCCGCCCTTCTTCGCGAGCCTACGGCCCTCTGCGTGTCTCGCCAGTGCTTCGTTCACGTCACTCATGCCGCCACCTTCATTACGTTGTCCAGCCGGACCCCAACGCAGTCCGTGATCTGGTCCTGTGTCGCGCCCTTGGTCGTCAAGACCCCGAGGACGTTCGCGTCTACCGTTCCCGCCGCGATGATCCTGTGTAGGAAAACCCGGTCGGCCTTCTGCCCGGACCTGTGTAACCTCTTGATAAATTGGCGATATAATTCCAATGACCAAGTAAGTCCGAACCACACGGCGATGTTGGAGCCGTGCTGGAAGTTTAGCCCATGTCCGGCGCTCGCTGGGTGCGTCAGGAGCATCCTGATCTTCCCGGCGTTCCAGTCCCGGACATCCGATTGCGATTCCCCGAAAATCCGAACGTAGGGAAACCGCTTCTTTATAGCAGCTTTATCGAACTGGAAGGAATAGGCAACTAAAACTGGACGACCAGCGGCTTCCTCCATGATGGATTCCAGCGCGTCCAGCTTCTCCGTATGCAGCTTCACCGACTCCTTGGGCAGCTTGCCGCCCGTCTCTACGTCGAACTTGTCCCCGAGATACATGGAGCCATTCGCGATCTGAAGCAGCTTCCCGGTCAGGACGCCGTTGTTGACCGCCTCGACGATCTCTTTGTCCCCCGCGCCATTGACGACCTCGACAGCCATCTCGCGCTCGAACTCCCGGTAGACCTTCATCGCCTTCTCCGGCAGATGGACAACATGATCGCGCTCGATCATCGGGGGCAGGTCGAGATAGTCTTCTTCCCGGAGACTGAAAAACAGGTCGTCGATCTTGCCCATGATCTCGGCTTCCGCGTGGGGGCGGGCTTCGATCCCATAGGAAT